CATATCATTAAATCTTTGCTGAGCATTTGCTAAATTAGTTCTTGCCCATAGTAAATTTTGTGTATCAGATCCACCAACAGCACCTGGGGCAAAAGCTGCGATCTCTGCTCTAGCCGCATTTCCCCATCCTTTTTTACCACTATTAATATGTTTATCATATACAGCTTGAATTCTTTGTGCCATTGCTAAATCACCTTCCACTGGAGCTAATTTAGCACGATTTGCGGCAATTGCCTGATTCAAACCTTCTTTATCATAAGCTAATTGACCTTGTTCGTATCCACCAACTTTTGTAGGATCATACCCTTGTAAATCACTACCCATTAAACGTTTTAAATTACTAAATCTTTGAAATTGTTCTTGGTTCATTAATTCTTCAGGTCTAGCGGCTTCATTGAGTCCACGGCCTTGAAAACGAACAACGTCGCCTAAATTAACACCATATGTACGATCACCGGCCTGTAATCCCAAGGCCTCTAATGCTTGTCTTGATAAATAATTTTCAGATGATCCACGTTGTCTTTCTTGTTCAGCTTGTGTTCTTAATGAAGCATCTCTTTCATTTGCAAGTTTTGCGGCTTCTTGGGCGGGAGTTAATACAGTTTGAGCACCCTCACCTGCACGTTGAGCAACGTTTCTTCCAAATCCTTGAGCTTGACTCTGATATTGTTGTCCAACTTCTTGAGCCCCTTGTTGTGCAGATTGAGCTTGTTGTCCAAGACCACTAACTGATCTACGAGCACTTTTTAAATCTTTTCCACCAGTTGCACCTAAAAGAAGACTATCCAGTCTTTGTTGACCAGCTTGATATTGATTAGGACCAGCAGCATAACGTTGAAGGAGAGCTTGTCTACCACCAGCGGTTCCAACTTGTTGACCTAAATTTTGAGCTTCTTGAGCTTGTCCTGTTACAGATCCAGCATTTTTAAGACCTAAAGGACCAGTATATCCACCAGCTCTAAATCTATCGAAATCTTTAAAATCTTGTTCATTAACATCATCTGGACGACTTAAAACGTCTTCTACACGTTGTCTATTGGCATCGGTATCTAATCTACCAGCCTCTGATTGTTGATTAAACTCGCTCTGAGCCTGTTGTAATCCTTGACGAGCCTGTTCACCCGTTTCCTGAATTCCTTGACCCACAGCTTGTCCTAAACGCGTACCACGATTTGCATTCATAATTCTCTGCAAATTGGTAAAGCCGGACCCTTGTGGTTTTGGTTTATTTATATTAGTTGCCATATAAAGACTTCTCTACTATAACAGTTGTTAAAATATTGATATAATTCAGCATATTATGTTCCATAAGCCACTACAGTTATTAAATACTGTTGATCAGATTGTAACCCTGTAATATGATTAATATTTACGATATTGGAGTTCTGCCCAAATGAAATAAATGGAGAAGAAGTGGGATAACTAGTTGATATCGTTTGATTAATTACTTTTAATACGTTACAACCCAAAACTCTCATATTTACGTTATCTAGTTGAAAACTGGCACTATTTTTAGGAATTCCATTGGCATCAACGATTATAATTACATCCTTGACTGTGCAAAATAAATTATCTTTTAACGAAAGTTTACGATTTAAAGCTTCATAAAGAGGATCTAAATCGTTATTTATAGTAAACGCTAATGTTTCTATTAGATCCTGATCTTCATCTTTGAAATTCTGTTTTTCTAATCTTTTTAATCCAGGTAAACGCATTAACGATAAGCCCTTGAACTTTGACCTGTTTCTGCAACAAGTGTAATTCCATATATCTTATAAAATTCTCTAGCTATTCCATGTTCAAATTTAACGACAATATAACGACATCTAACATTATCTCTTGGTATATAACTTCTAAAGGGTGCAGCGTGTGAACCTCCACCAAAGAAACCTTCTCCAAAATTCATAAACCCGAATATACCATTGCCATCACCACTAAAAGGAACACGATTAAATTTGGGTTTTAAATCTGAAGCAAAACTAATTGTTGCCGATGTGAAGGATTTATCTTTAAACATCATGGTAAATTCTCTAACCTGCTTTAAAGACAAAGGATCGTCAAAAGTTGATGGAGAATATATAAAAGATGTTTTAATACTATTAAAGATAATCATTGGCCCTTGAATATAGGGCAAAGTCAAATTAACAGTTAATTCTTTTGTAATTTTATTCACTCTAGTGATTACAGATTCTTGAACAGTTGTTCCAACTGAAGGTTGATAATTACTAAAATTAACTCCAACATCAAGATTTAATTTCTCAATAATTACATTATAACACGTTTGAATATCCCTAAAATCAGTATCAATAGTTGAGAAACTTCCTGTAGTTCCTGCCGTTAAATTAACATTGACTGGAACACTAAAAGTTGTCGGACTTATAACTGTTACAGGATATGTATCATTGATTGGAGGATTAGAATTTGTTCCTGATATAGTTACAATTCTACCAGTATGTAATTCATGGGGTGTGGAAGTAGTGATAATAGTTGGATTTGAAATACTAACTGCCGTTATTGTTCCACTCTTTGTATCAATATTATCGAAATAATTCGAATCAGCAATGCCGGTATCTGCATCTAATTTTTGGGCTAATTCAATTATTTTTGTTCTTAAACTAACTCCGCCAATTGCTTCTAGAGTTGAAAAATAATCAGTATCATTAACACTTGTATCAGTATCCAATTTCTTTAAAGTTTGATTATATTGATAAATAGTTAATAATTGATTTTGAACTAAAACATCGCCTTCAAATGTATCATCCACTTGAAAAAATTTCAATAATGTGTCAAAATAACTATTAGGTGCTAATTCATTAGAAATTTCTCTATCGGCATAATCATAACGATTAAATTGTTTACGTTCTTGTTCAATTGCGTTTGTATCACCTGGACCGGCGTATAATCTACCATCAGAATTAATAACCCCACATCTATAATCTTTATCTATAGAAGTCCAAGTTCTGGTGATTTGGTCGTATCTATATCCAATTTCAGCATCTTCATCTGTTGTGGTTTTTACAGTATAAACAATATATGAGTTGTCTGCTTCATACCCAACTCCCCATGTTGCTGTTTTAAAATCAGGATAATTATCAGAACCTAAACGTAAGAAAATATCATCTAGATTTTTTGTAATAACATCTGTACCAGATTCTGTAATGATAGAGATTCCATGGGTTGTCCAACCGTAGATAACATTGTTCACAACTGCCAGTGAATCAGGTGGAATGAGTATACAACTACTATCAAATAATGCTGTAACAAACGGTGCAATTTCTCCCGAAATCCTGTATAACCCATCTTCTTTAAATACAAATAAACTATCGCGCAAAGGAAATATCCTTAAGATTTCTTTATCTTGAGAACCAACATCTAAGAAATTGACGATAGGCACAGCTTCTGGTTCTTGAAATTTTGAATAATAAATTCTATTTGGTTTTTCTTCATTATCAGAAAAAACTGCATTACTAGCGATAACAAATGAACCCATTGTTCCAGCAACCGTAACATTTACAGGTATACTAAAAGTCGTTGAAGTTACATATGTAATAGAATACAAACCATCAATAGAAGGAGTGGAATTAGAATTAATAATAACAACTTGATCTCCATTCTCCATCCCATGAGGACTGGCCGAGGTAATAACGGTTGGATTTGCTACAGAATTTGAAACTATATAATTTTCAGGTCCAATATCGGGATTAAAAGATAAACCAGTATTGTCATTATTACCCAATATATAAACTATTCCACTAGATAAATCTAATGATTCCAAAAGAATTTGTCCAGGAACACCACCGGCAGTTGACAGATAATAAGCGGCAACGATTTCAGAAGAATTTTTATTTATAACTCTTACTAAACTACGAGCCGTTTCATCAACCGCTTGACCAACAGATACTAGATTAGATAGTAACACTTGATTCTGAGATGCATCTTCTCCAATACCTTGTGTTAGTACAGAGACTGTAAATCCTGATGTTTCAGCAGTTGCATCTGTTGTATAACCAGATAGAATATTTGTCACGGTAAAAGTATTTGTTGAAGATACTACACTAAAATCTGCGATGAAAGTAGATAATTTATTGGCACTTTTTTCAGCAATTTGAGCGTCGGTTTCTGACCCATCAAATACAATTGGAATACTTATTCTTCCAGGAATGTTAGGATCTGTTGTTACACCATTACTATACCACGGGGTATAAAGTTTACCATCGTTGGCCGAATTTAAAAAGAAATAACTTCCTTCTCCCACTAAATTCAATAAAGATCCGGCAATAGTTGTGAACTGAGTTTGTTCATAAGTTCCAACTACAAATTTATAAACATTTGTCGTTGTTCCATTTGTAATAACAATTTGGGGTAATTGATTTTTTACTGTGTGCGTTCCAGTTCCACCTGAAGTTATATCTACAGGAGAACCATCCTTTTCTAAAGAAATTTGAAACGTGTTTGCGGTTGCATTTAAAATATAATAAGTAACACTTTGAGTTATTCCACCAGGTAAATTAGAAGGGATAGCATTACTAAATTCAACAGATTGACCATCTAAATAACCGTGTGCTGTATTTGTAATAACATCGGTTGTTGTATTTACATCAACGCTTGTGAATGTATTACTGTTTAAGCCCGATCCATAATCAAGAACCATATTTGTTACCCCTAGAAGAGATAACTGTTTACGATGACGAGTTTGTGTATTGGCGTAAAATGTATAATTTTTAAATGTATTTATATCTTTGGCCAAAGGAGGAATATCATTAGCTTGAGTAATTCCTTCACCAGTTGCTTCATTTGTGTAAAGATTTGCACCCCTAAATTCATCGGGCGTTATATCTTCAATTATAATTTCTTTAGCAGCTAATTCGGCAGTGGTTGGAAATGCCTCATAAACAAGTTTCATTTCATCGTCTGGCACTAAATCACTTAGAACAGTTGTTCCGGTAGCCTGTGCAATATCCGAACGATAAACTTGAAAAAAATCATTAGATGTTACATTTTGAGGTATTGTTATGTTTAGTTTTGTATGAACTGTTGTTGTTATATCTAAAACATCAATATATTGAGAAGCTAAGGAATTTGAAATTACATCTTCGGGTTCTGATTGCAATCTAGTAATGATACTTTGTAGATATGTTTGTATTTCCACTAATTGAGCATTGGTTGTTGGTGTACTTGGAATTGAAGGTTGTGTTATAGATCTATATTCATTAGATCTAATAAAAGCAGATCCTGAAACTGTTCCAGCACCATCTGGAGCCGTTTTATTAAAAGAAATAGTTGTAGCAGTTACAGCAGATAATGAATATGTTCCATCTAAAGAATTTGTTGCACTATCTGAAAATCCTGATATTTCAATTTTACTTCCAATTATAAAATAATCTGTCGGATCGCCAGTAGAAAATGTAATTGTAACAACATTACTAGTAACACTAACTGTACTAATATCTAAAGGATAAGATCCAGGGGTTGTTTCGTCTGCATATTTAATATCAAAATCTAATTTAGCTGCTAATGCTATAAGATTTGTTCGAAGTTCAGAAGCCGAAGCTGTTATAGGAAGTTTTAAAGTTTCAACATAATCACCATCAGTTATTAAACTTCCGGTTTGATTAATATCATCTAAAGCACCTAAAATAAAATTAAAATCTTGAAGTTCTAAGGCTAAAAGTGAATTATAAATTTCAGATCTTTGACTAGGTGTTCCACGAATCAAATTGTTGTTATTATCTCTTTTGAGCCATAAAATTCTATATGCAACAGCACTATCTTGAGGTAAAAATGAAGTTTGATCACCTAATTCATAAACAATTTCTGAAGTTAAATCTACAGCTTTAATTCCACCAGCATCAACAATATATCCAGAATCTGTGGTTAATTGAGAAGCATTTTTAGCTGAAATCTTTTTTATACCATCATTTGTTGTAAAATATAAGTTACCATTGGCTTCAATACTTTTAATACGAAGTCCTGGTTCAGTTTCTGTATATGAGCCAGAGAATTCATTAAAAACTTCTACACCACTTGTAGTTTGTGTTCCGGCATCAAATTCTAATTTATCTGAATAATGGCGAATAATACGATCACGATAGCTAATTAATTGTTTAGCTCGATCGGAAGATGTTCCAAATGTTTCCCCGAAGATTTTCATTCCTCTACGAGGTTCAATAACATTTTCATCTCTAATAATTATATTTTTAGCTTCTATCATGCTCCCAGGTGGTGTTTCCAACTGATTTATTGCGGTATTTAAACCGAGAGCTTTAAGAAGAATACTAGCTGGCATATCTTACCAACCTCTTAAATTGTTGCGTTTTCTCGAAATTAATTTTAAGAAAGTATGACGACCAATAACTTTTTGAGGACTTCCCTCTGATCTATTATCAATTAATTTAGCTTGATTTGCTTCCATTTCTTGAATTTTACTCATACTTGATTGTAAACCTTGTTGATCACCCAAAGCCGATAATATCCTAGCCGAAGTTCTTTCAGCTAAAACATTGTGTAGATCTGGAGGAATTTGTGGTATAATACATTCGTTGGATAAACAAATATAATCACCAACTATTAGATCTTCTGGTATATCACCAGCACCAAATTCAATGTTTGAACCAGAAATTCCAGTTATTGGAACTTGTACGTCAAAACTAATAATTTTATGACCAGGTTTAGTTTGTAAAAAATCTATTAAATCACCATTGGTAATATTGTCAGGAATTTCATTAAATTCAATTCCACTTGTAGAAGCCACTATGAATCCAGATGAATTACTAACTTCAATATCATATTCTTGATTTAGGAATTTTAAAGTTGCAGTATCGGTAGAAGGAGTTCCATTAACTGCAATAGTTATTCCATTTGTATTAATTGCACCTACCAAATTTGTTGCTGTATCTATAGATGTTGCACCAATTTGAAATTCATCAACTCCAGGAGCACCAGCGGTTGCTGTGAAAATTTCATCGTTAATTGTTACAGTATCACCCGCAACAACCGAAGTATTTACAATTTGAATTGATTCTGTAAAGTAATTAACAATAGCTGCTCTATCGTTTTTAACTAATTGATTTACTCTAAGATAATATATAAAGTGTAAAGATCCAGTGGGTTCTGATCCAATATCTGGAATCAAAACAACATCGTTTCCTTCTAATTTATATTTATACGGAGGAGTTCCTGAACTAGCACCTGTACTGAACATATCATCATTTCCCGTAACTCTAGTCATTTCGAAAAGATTACCGGAAACATCTTTAAAATAAAGATCTCTAAATTTCATCCCAATTGCTCTATCGGGAATAGCGTATCTACTTCTATTAGTTTTTAAAGGAATATCTTTGGTTGTAACAAGATATTCTTCATGAAACTGTAGTATACTTGGAATCTGAGATGAAGCCATTTCTTCATTAGCGAAAGCTAAAATATCTTCTTCAGAAAAAGTAGATTGATCTGTTGGGAACATAATCTTACGTTTTACAGATTCAATTAGATCGTCAGATGTGAGCCATGGTTTAGCGGCCATTACTTTTATCCTTAGCTATTTTTAAGCATTTCTTCTTTTTTAGCTTGCAATTTTTCCATGAGTCTGTCAACATCTTCAGGAGATTTGCAATCTTCAGCGGTCATAATTTCAGCATCTTCGGGAGATTCACCCTCGTCACTATCATCATGTTCGGGTTCTGATTTCATTTCTTCTGGCATACCTTCAGGTTCAGCATTGGGATCTCCGTTATTAACGTTCTCATCGTTTTGGTTGAGCATTTTTTGTGCTTCACCAATACCATGTTTAAGACCTTCTTCAGTATTAGAAGCTACACTAACCTTTTTCAAGCCTTTAACTTTACTTCCAAGCATTTCATTGGCCATGTCTCTCATACCATGAATTGCTTTCATCTTAGCTTCTTTGTCAGAATCAGAAAGATTTTTACCCTCTTTCTTTTTCTTCATTAGCATTTTCATCATTTTATCGTTCATTTTATTTTTCTCCTTCTATATTAATTATTAACTTTTGTTATTCTAAAATAATTTCTAGCATCATCAGCATAACCACCACCTGTTCCAAAATGTGGTCTAATTATGTCGCCTCTAAATAATTCTAATGTTATAGATGTAGAATCTGGATTAGCTGCCCCTTGTGGAGTAGTTAATGCAATTCTATCAGTTCTTGTAATTGTCGCAATGCTAGTTGTTAACTGTGAAGAATTCCTACTTAGACCTATATAATTGGCACCAGAAGTTACTTCATCTGTTACTGTTATAAAATATAATCCATCTTCATTAATAGAGAAAGATGCACCTAATGTTGCAGAATCTGCGTATGTAATAGCGGTTCCGGTGTTTTTATTAATATTTGTATATCTACGAATAACATCGTTCGTTGATCCAAAACCATTACCTGTATCTAACCATACTTCACTACGATTTGATGAGCTTTGAACAGGTACAATAGATTCTGAAACTATAATATCAAAATAACCATCTCCAATTCCACCCGTTGCATCATTTTCTCCAATAGAACGACTGGTATTGGTTGCTAAGTCATTACTACCAGCATTAATAGTTAAAACTCCGGTTGTGGGATCATAGGACCAAACTGTACCAGATGAGCTAGTTGAAGAAATAATTCTTAAATCTGTATATACTAACCCAGTTCTTCCTGAATTAGAATAAAATTGCATAGAATATTGTTTATTTTTACCAATAAAAATATCCCATAAAGATATTAATCCAGAAGTTTGTGCTGAAGTATAGTCAGCCGCATGTAATCTAATACCATTATCACTAGATGGAAGAGTTGTTGGAACTTGATCACTAAATGTATTACTTGTTGCAGTATCTTTTGAACGAGAACGATATTCACCTAAAACTGTTGGAGTTGTTGTAACTCTAGTTCCATTGGCAATTATATTAGAAATTCTAAAAGTACTAGAATTGGAATTTAAAACATTTGTTGACCAGCCAGAAATCGGAACAATTGCTTCAAATGAATAACTTGTATCAGTATTAGCAATACTAATATTGCTACTACCAATTAAATCTGCATTTGCTGAAGAAAATCCACCAACAATTGCTAAATTTGTTGTATTGTAAATTTTTACATAACCCCATTCTTCTGCACCGGAGGTCCAAGCAGAAGCGGCTCCTACAACATTTTGAGAACCAGTCGTTGAAATATCTATCTTTGTTGTATCAATTGAATACCCCGAAGGAAGTGGAAATAAATAATCACCCGATCCACCAGAACCTGCGGAACTTTGTTCAAAATCAAAGCGAATGTGCATATCGCTTCCAACACGTCTCCAATAAGCATTTTTTCTAACGATTGTACCAGGAGTTGGAGCAGTAGTTACTGCACCAATTGTTAAAGTATATGATTGCCAATCAGACATTGCTGGACCAAAAGATACATCCTGAGGACCCACAAAAACATCATCAAATGAGAATGTTACTGCGGTTGTGGAAGTTGATGCGAAATGAAATCCAAATCTAATTTGAGTACAATTGGCCGGAACATCAAAAGTCATTCTAAGAGTTGATGTATTAACAACGTCATTATTAAACGGGGTAATTACTTGAGAATTTGTTACATCATATACAAAAGATTTTAAATCCCCTGCTACAAGACTACCTGAAATAATTTTTAGAGGAACTTCAATTGTTGTTGGTTTTCCTCTATATCCAAGAGGAATATTGGCAATACAAGAAGCGCCTTCACCTTGTTCGTTAGCGGCACCCTTTGTTACTTTTAACGAGCCAGAACCATCTAGAACTTCTCCACCAGTAGTTGTTCTAACTATTGTAATACTGGGACTTCCACCAGTCATATCAACCGGAGTAGATCCAGCAGCATCGGCGTAAACAATCCAATTTCCAATACTGGCTTCAGCATTAAAATTATCTTGATTTACGGGTTGGAAGGTTGTATCGAGAGTGATAAAATTAACTCCACCCCCACCGCCTGATCCAATTGGAATTAAAGTAGATCCATTATCAACATAAACTCTTTGTTGATCGGTTGCATATGCAATAACTGCTTCAACTCTAGTTAATGCATCTAATGCACTTTTTGTTCCTTTGGGGAGAATTAATTTTCTACCATCAGTCATTGTGCTAAAATCAATTGCTTTATTCGTCAATGTTTGAGGGTAATCATTACCAACAAGTGTTGTATTTCCATCGGGCAATGTAATACTTCTTGTTGTACCAACAGTAATTCCAGAAGCTAATAATCTAGCTTTTTTCGTAGGATCTGTTGTATTAACGATTAAATTATTTGTATCATCTAATTCTTTATTTTGAACTCTATTGGCACCAGAGTCTGTAGAAATTCGAGTAAGAATTTGATCATTAAGATCGGGAACAGTTAATGTTCTAGTTGTTGCAGTTGTTATGTTAGCAACATCAAATTGTAATCTTTTTGTATTATCACCATTGTCAATAATGTATGTAGAATTATCAACAAGACTCTTATTGGTTAATGTCTGTGTACCAGTTTCTGTAACAGTTCCGCTAGCACCAGCAGGAACTGCCCATGTGCCATCTGCTTTTAAAAATTTCAATGCTGCCGCATCGCCAGAGGCTGGAGCTGGCACTAATCCTTTTGTTCCACCTGATCCAGAATCACCAACAAAATCATTTAATTCGGCAGTTAATTGTGTAGAAGTTAGATCCAGTGGATCGCCAGTTGAACCAGTATTATTACCTTTAAACGTATGTGCTGCCATATTGGCAAGCTTTGCGTTTGTAACAGCATCGTTTGCAATGGTTGCGGGAACTGATCCTGGACCAGTTGCTGTAACATCTCCAGTTAAAGCCGTAATAGCAGATCCAGATACGGCATCTATTTGAGCTTGAATTGGACTTGTAACACCAATTAAATAACTAAGTTCTGTAGTTGATACGGCAGACGCTGTTAAAAACCCTGAACTATCAAATTGTGCAGCTTTACTTGCACTAGCTAGAATAAAATTTGAAGAGGTTGAAATTGTTTTGTTTGACATGGAAGCAGTGTGAGATTCTGTTAATACCGCCGATGAATCTGTTCCATTATGAAATAATACTTTACTTAGAACTGCGGAAACTTGAATTTCACCTAGTTTATCTAGGCTCATTGTTGATTCAGGAACAACTCTTAAACCATGTAGATATTGAAATATATTAAGCATTTATTACCTTAACTTTGTAAAATAGATTGAGCGACAAATGTTAATTTTCCCGAATGACTAGAACCACTTAATGCGGTCGTTGAAAATCTAATTTGTCCAGCATCTGTAATATTAAATGAAATTTTACTTTCACTATCACCTAATATTCTTTGAGCTAATTGCCATTTATTATTAACAGGACCATTGGGATTATATAGAATTAAGATTTCACCAGATTCTTCAGATTGTTCCAATGTAGTTGTTCTAAAGACCGCATAACGTATAAAAGCCGATCTAACGGTCGATGTGGGGAAGGATAGAGCAGTTATATCAATATTTGTTCCAGGATTGTAAGGATCGAGTATTAGAGCTTGTGGAGCCACATCAAATGCTCCTACCACAGCAGCTAATGCTGCTTCTACAGCTAAACCGAATTGAACCATGGCTTCTGCCCAATTAGGGGATTCAGCAGATTCTGGAAACTCTATTAAATTGCCTTGAATATTTATTTCGATAGACATGAATATCCTATAAAGATGGTATCTTACATATAACAGTTGTTAAAATAAGGCTAATTTAACAGAAAGAAAGTTTAATGTTATAACTATTGAATTTTATTGGATTTTTTCATCTTTATAACATGGGTATCTTTTATAGATTTGATATCGTGTTCTGCAATTAAAAGAGGTCTTAAGTTAGTATAATGACAAAGTTTATAAAAATCCTCTTCTATATCAGATTTACCCAAAGGTATAATATGGTCTATTTCCCAATAGAGAGCATAGTTTTCCCAAGTCATTCCGGGTTCAAATCTCTGTTCTATATACGTTTTAAGTTCTTCATATGTACATCCTAGATATTGTTCAGTTTTATTGGTTTTATTCCATCTTTTAGATTTTAAAGCTCTATTAATTCGACTTCTCATACACTTTTTAAGACGAAATAATTCATCGTTATAATATCTAAATTTATCTCTTTTTCTGCTAGAATCTCTAGCTTTTTCAGATCTTTTATATTCTAATTGTCTTTTTTTAACTTCTGGACGTTGGCGATATTCTCTGCCGTACTCTTTGTTTTTTCCTAATCTATTAGAATTAATACATTTATTACAAGTTCCACGTCTATATACTTTATCTTTATAATAAGCACATTTTTGAAATTCTTCTATTTCTTTAGTAAGTTTACATGTTTTACATTTTTTTAATATCATGATAAGATTATAACATATATATTTTTAGAAATCAAGTTTCAAGAATTGCGCAAAATTTTTATGTAAAAAAAAAGGCCTGTTTAATTAAAAACAGGCCCTTCTAAATACTCGTTTTTATTAAGTATTAACAATTCCAGTTAAGATAACGTTGCGCCCAGGTGCAGCGCAGAACAAAGCTTGATCTGTGTACAGACGAAGCTCGTAAGCAGCGGCGTTCTCAGAATCTTTAAAGAACTGATCACCTTGACCAGGACGTTTAAAGGTAATGTCACTTGAACCTACTCTTGACCATTCACTAAGATCGAGCATATAGGCATAACCTTCTTTAACGTAAATGGAAGGTTGAATTTCAATCTCACCATTTTGCGAAAAGAATGTCAATGCACGAGAACCGTTTTTGGCTCTTTCTGTGCTATAGCTTGAATCATATTGACGAAGAGCAGCTTGGTCGTTGTTAAGATTTGCCCATCCGCGAGGATTAACAAGCAATAACAATTTACCTTCTTGACCTTTTTCAACTGGGCGAGCAGCAGCAGAGATGATTTTAGCAAAGCTAAGAGCACCAGCAACTGAATAGCTGTTACCTTTGAAGATATTAAATGCGGCGACATCAATACCAAACAAAGAACCAGAAGATTGAGTCAAAATTTGATGAATACCAGGGAACTCATTTCCATAAGCTCCACCATGCCAAAGCACATCACCGGCAACGATGCCAGGAATAACTGATTCGAGAGTAACAGTTTTAGCATCCAAATCAACTTGTTTAACTTTAGCTTCACCGCGAGAAACTGCACCAGAAGAATCTCTAACTTCTACAGGCATTTTTTCAGCACCAACCCAAATACCAGGAGCCCATTCGGCTGTAGTAATTGTGATTGTAGCACTTGAAGAAGAAGCAACTGTTGCATAGCCAACTTGACCATAGAACATTTCAGCTTCCAATTTCTTTGTCATGGATCTAAGCATATTGCCTACAACATATTTTGTTGCATCCATGAAAGCTTGTTTACTACCTTGTGAACGACTTACAGCGGCAATACCGATTAAGCCTCTCAAAAGAGCAGAATTACCTTTAATTGTGGCATCTTTAATAACGCCACTGATTGCAGGACGAAGATTAAATGCATCTTCATCGCTTGAAGCAAAAGTAATACCATGCTCAAGACCAAGAACAACAGGTTGGTGGTAGCTATTACCAGGCTGTTTATCTTTCGACATAAAGTCGATCATATTTAAAACTTTAACACCATCAGGGATAAGTTCTTTTACCTTATCGGCATAGACTTCCTTGAATAGTGCATTCATATCGCCATATTTATTTGCGGCAGCAGTTGCAGAACTCATACATTACTCCTTATGCTTGTTCGTCAACAGCGTATTCAACTTCTAAACATAGGTTGTGTGTACCTGATGTTAGAGCAGCAGAGCTGTCAATGGTTAAAAGAATTTTATCTCCAATTGCATCTAAACCATCAGCATCACCCAACGAAACGTTGAATGTATTACCTGACTCAGATTGAGTTGTAGATTGGCGAGAACATGAAGCTCTCAAAACTTTTTTAACGGGTTCACTAATTTTCACTAAACAATTCATGATACCAGTTGCATCAGAGGGAGCATCTGTATAAGTAGGTGCTGTTTGACCAGGATCTAATGCGCCAGAGGCTTCTGAGATATCATCTTGACCAGTTCCTTCCAAACGTAAAAATAATACGGCTGGATCGTCTACTGATCTTGTTTTACTAGCAGGGGTAGCATTGCCGACAACTTGGAACTTCAATACAAGCCTTTGGGCTTTCAACTGAACGTTCTGTACGACGCTGCTTTGTGCATCATAAGACATTTTTTTTCTCCTAAATTAATTAAATTACACTTCTAAAACGTTACTTTTCGATAAGCAAAGTCATAAATGTGTCTATAATCTTTTTAAGATATCTACGCCCTATGAAAGGTAACGTGGAGTCCACTAAAGCAGACAATTATACTTTTCTATCATATACAGTTGTTAAAATAATGCATTTTTTATGCCAAAATTTTTATTAATATATAACTATTTGATTTTATTAAAAAAAGGGCCAGCTTCATGGCCAGCCCTCTAAACTCTACCACCTTCGCAAGTGATAGAGGTTGCACTCTAATAGTATTTTAAGCTATTAGAAGCCGAAATACTTCTTATAATCAATTTTAGCAACTTCTTTGGGTTGAGCACTCTTTCCGCCAGCATCTTTAATTGACGACGCGTGTGTAGGAGCTGGAGAAGCTTTAGCTTTAGCTACATGTTTCTTTCTCATACGATCAAAGAGTTCTTTTTTAAACATTTCCTCGATTACATCTTCAGGGGCAGAGTTGATAAATTCTCTAATTTCGGATTTAATATCTTCTCTAACCAATGGAAGAACATCATCGGGTGTAATATCGATATTATTTTCAACACCTAACAATAGGTAATCACTCATCTTTTTAACAATATATGGAGTAGGTTTTTTAAATTCTGATTTCTCCAAAGCTTGAGTCATGAGATTATCATATTTAATAATTTCATTCTGAAGAGCAGTTTCTTTGCGTTCTTTTTCTCTTTCAGCCGCTAATTTATCTTTTTCATCTTTAAGCGACTTAAGTTCTGCTTCCATTGCCTCTTTAGCTCTTTGCTCTGGACTCTTTTCCATATCAGCCAAACGTTTTTCGACATAGCCTTTAACCAAATCGTCTACGTTCATTCCTAATCCACCCTCGGAATCGGCTAAAACTCCCAATGGATCGCTTGTAAGTCTTTGAATTAACTCAGAAACTTCTTTTTTGAGCTCAGAATATTCGGCCATTCTTTTTTGAGCAGCACGAGATAATTGAAGATGTTTTTTAACCTCTTCTTCATTATCCAAATCAAGTTCTAAATCTTCTTCTTTTTGATCAACCTTGATTTTATATTTTTTCTTATTAGCCTTTTTAGCTGCTTCTTTTTTCTTTTCTTCTTTTGAAGATTTCTCACTAGCAGCTTCTATGGACTCAGGTTGTTCATCTGAATTTTCTTCAGTCTTTTCAGCATCTTCAATATTTTCACTACCATCGGTAGATTCTGCTGTTTCTAATACTTCGGTATTTTCAGTATTAGTAGATTCAGCGGCAGGTGCTGAACTTTCTGGGGCAGGCGTTGAATTTGTTGCTTCGGACATACTATTTTCTCCTATTTACGCGCATTTAAGCGTGGTTAATAATAGAATCGTCTTCACCATGAAGATAGATTCTAAAGATAGTTGTTAATTATTCATCTTTTAATGAATTCATATAAGCTTTTTTAATTTCTTCATCTAATTCTTCTGGAGTTGGTCTATTTGGATTTTGTAATAATTGTTGTGAATCTTCTTGAGGTGCCATTAAACTTCTTAAATTTCTATATTTTTGCACATAATTACTATCATCTAAAATTTCTGGAGTAATTTGTTCAGGGTTTAAATTATGCCCTTTTAACCAACTATATGCAGCCTTTTCTTCATTTCCTTCTTGTTTTTCAAGTGAATGTTTAGCCAATTCTTCAGCTAAATGTTGTTCAATATTAGGATTTTTTTCTAAAGTTTGTTTTAATACATCTGGGGAAAGTTTATAAAGTTCTACCATTTCAGGTGTAACCTCATTTTTTAATCTTTTTCGACTAATAATTTCTTTTACAGTATTAGGCATTAAACCGTAATTACCAATAGCTCTATCGCCTTTTTGAAGATTATCTAAAGTAATTTCTGGATGATTAAAATTCTTACCACCACTAGATTCAATTTGTTTTATTCTTTCCAAAAAATCTTTTATCTTTTTATCAGCCATACAATGGTTCCAATCATTAAAATATTCAAAAATAAAGATGAATAAAATAATCTTTTATATTTTTTTATGGTATAATTGTCCATAAAACTTCTTTTAATTTTAGGATGATTAGGATCTTGAAATATGATTTTACCCATTTTTATTCCTTAAATATTCAGATAATTTTTCATAAATTTCATGTGGTGGAGTAATTGCCAAGTCTATATTTAAATCTGGAACAATATTTTCTTCAATTAGACATTTATATACTTCATCACACAAAAACGCGTTATCTTTAGCCCATTTATTCTTTTTAGGAAAAGGAATTTTAAAAACTTTTTTTAATAACCCTCTCCACGCGAAATAAAAAAATCCTGGATAATCATAATCTCGACTATCGTATTTATCAACAATTCTATCCCAAATTCTATCCTCAATTTCAATTGGTAAATTAAGTTCAATTAAATGAACAATTTCAAAAGATTTTTGAGCATTTCTAAAAAATTTTGGATGTGTTCCCATTAAATTAGATTCAAACATTAGTCCACCTGCTGGACTATTAAATACTAGAGCAAAATGACTACAATCGGTTTCTAAACCCCATCTAATTATATTACTCAATACTAAATTACTTTTTGTCCAAATTAATTTCATAAACTACTTAATATTTGTATTAAACGATTTTTAAATACTTGTTTTCTCTCTTCAGTTAAAAAGGGAGCCATTTCTGGTGTGATCTTTATTGATTCAACTGCTTTATATGCTTCCCAAAGAGAACCAGTTGAACTATAATACATTACATCTCTAACAGCATCTACAATTAATTTTGTCTTTCCGGCAGCAGTTATTTGATCGATTACGTTCTCTCCACCAAATTCATTTATTAAAACTTGAAATCCTTCTTGCGCTTTTTTTATTTTCGAAGCACCAATTGCTATTAAATATGGTGGTACATTAATTGTCATAATTATTCAAACACCAAAAAGAATTTACCAGTATCAAAATTCTGTAAAGGAGTTAGGTTTTCTTCCGCCATGCCTTTTAACCAGTATTTATTTTCACCTACTTTAGAATCTTGAAAACGAATTCCATCGTATGTGTTCCCATCAATCCAATATTTTTGATCACCCTTGGGATCTACAGCACTCATGAATTTACGCTCCAGTCATCTACATTAATCCAACCCGCAGTTCCGTCGCAGTCAACGTAAAATTGAAATACAGCATCGTCTGTTATAGCAACCGTTGTTCCAGTTAATAACTCAAATGCTCCATTACCAGCCGCCGTTGAAGTCGCAATTACAGTGTCTGAAGTTATCCCAACTGCTGGATCTGCTTTTAAAATCAATCTTGGTTGATTACCATTATAAGCAGTGCCATCACCAGCAACAGATTTACGAACATAAACATTTATAACAACAGTTTGTCCATTAGGTACTGCAACCTTTTTAAGGCTTCCTTGTAATTTATTTGTGGCTTGGGCGTTATTGGGAGTCATTCTAACGGATGGAGAACCCTTATTGAAAATAGTTGTATCAGGTATAATAACTCCGTATTTTTTTGTTGTTATATGACTCCCAGCAGTTTGTTGGTTTCTAGCTGATGCAATATATGCATTTTCTGTCATATTACCAGCATTAGATAATTTTGTAGTAGAACTTCTTAAACAATTTCTCAATGTAACTCTTGGCCAAATTAATACACCTGAAACGTTAACATCTCCGGTAGAATGTGTTGTTGTTGCGCCAAACGTTGAATTATCTACATAAATCTCATAACAATCACCCGCTATATTTAATCCAATTGGGCAGGTTAAAGTTACTCCAGAATTTATTGTCATGTTTTTTAAATAAATGTTTGCACAATTGGTTCCACCAAAACTAACATTTGCTGTCGCATTACCAAATGATGTTACAGTATCAACTATAAAAGAAAATGCATTCGATAAATTTAAACCATTTGTGGTATTTCTCCAAGTAGTCACATTACTAATTGTACCCATTGGGTTATTCGTGACGCCCAAAAGATTTACTAAAGAAACACCAATAGTTGTATTCGAATGTGAAATAAATCCACTTAATGTTCCAAATATTTCAGTTGCGGTCCCAACTGAATCTTGTAATGTTATACCAGCTCCTGTGGCACTTACAGCAGTTAAATTTGTAATTGTTCCAGTTAAATCAGCGATATTAAAACAAGTCGCTCCGGTTAATATTGCTATATTATTATTTATTGTATACGAACTATTAGTTGTTGCCGATTGAATTAATGCACTACTTGCTGTATTGTAAAATACATTATTAGTTATTGTATGATTGTTAGCGGTACCAGAATTAATATTTAATCCAATTGAACTGGCAACATTAAAATCGTGTATGGAGCAATTTGTTATTGTTGCACTACCTGTATTTATACCTAAATCTATACCACGTTTAGATGCTGTTGCAGAACCCATATTATAAAATTCCATTGAATCGAAATTTATAATTGCTGTTCCTAGTATATTAACATATGTTTGATTTGTCGTGCTTGCACTAAATATTTTAACATTTCTAGTTAAATTTATTAATTCGCCAGCAGTTGGACTAGTTCCAGAATGTGCATTTGTTATAGCGGTGATTGTTAAAGTTGTACCAGACGCATTTGCTGTAAGTGCTTTACTTTCAGACTCAGCTTTTGTCCTAGTGGTTGAAGCTAAGGCGATAAGATCTCCATTTAACCACCCCGTACTAACATTTGTAGTTAATGATGTGGCAGCAGCGGCAGCATCGGCGGCTAAAAATGCACTATTCGTTATAAGTGCTCCACCACCAGTGCAAGTAGAACCTAATCTAGATTCAAATCCAAATTGAACGTTTGAACCACAAACAAATTCTAACGATGCTGAACTAGTTGCTGGAACTCTTGTTCCCGCTGGATTTCCCTGTTGATATATTGAATTTGTGTATACGGTTAAATTTCCACCTAATTTTAAATAATATGCAGTACTTGCTGTTGTCCCCCAGTCCAATGTTCCTCTACCACATATTTGTATATTACCAAACGTGGTTGCTCCGGCATCGGCATTATCCATAGTTACTGTAAAACTATTTCCGGTTGTTGCTCCAGTTCTTTCCCCAGCTACCACTAAATTATCTCCAGATGCAGGGGCTTTAGTTGTGGTTGTTCTGAGTAATCTAGACCAATTAGAAGCAGTTGCATCTCTATAAAGAGTAACTTGAGCATTCGTTGACGTCTGAACTTGAACTGTATAATTTGTTGCAACTATTAATGATACAGGAGCGGAAAATTTCATAAAAATCCACCCAGTATTTGTCGATCCATTAACTGCGATTATATCAGTAACGTTAATTGTTACAGTTGTTCCAATAACTGCTGCGGTTCCATCGTGAAGTCTAACGGAAAAAGTTCCAGTTGGAGCACCACTTCTAGCACTAACTTTAACGGCTATACCATCAATTATAATTGCTCCAGGGGTAAATGCCGAACTACTAACAAATGCTGTGGTTGTATTAGTTGTATTTGTCTCAGAATCTAATAATGACGTTGCATCTACTAAACTCCAAGTTGCCGCAGTTGTAAAATTTCCTGAACTATTATTTAATAAAGTCGCCATAATTATTCTTCACCTTGTTCTTCTTGTTGATCTTCAATTGCGGGTTCTTGTTCAAGTTCAATAAGAATTCTTGAAATTTCTTTTTTAGCTTCTTGATATAAAAATTCTTGATCAATTTCATCTGGAGATAATTTAAAAGTTTTTTCAATTCTATAAGTGGGTTTTCCACCTTCTAAATCTTCTAAAATTAGAGTATAATTAGTTTCACCAAATTGATAATGTTTATTAATATATCTAGATGTATACATTTTAATTAAATCCTTTAGCAACAGCGACAACGTCCCATTTGGAATCTGTACTATTATATATACAACCCATATAATCAACTTTATTTGCGCCCGTAGAAAGAACTAATGCTTCTATATCTAATCCAAATCTAAAAATTGCGTTAAATGCTAAAGTTCTTCCACCTGTTCCATCTTGTCTAAATCTATATGTTATCTTTTGTCCATTTGTAGGATTTGTTGGAGCACCCAATGTTCTATTAGTCGTTAACGTTACAGTAAATGTATTGCCCAATGATGCATCTGTTGCAATAGTTGCGGCATCAGTTAATGCTACAGTATTTAATGTGAATCCAGTATTTGTTCCTGATTCTTCACCATGGGTTGCGAGAGGTCTAACTTCAATAATACCTGTTGTTGCATCTGATTTTAAAACAATACCAATTCTTTGCCATATACTATTAGGAGATGTTGGTTTTGTTGTCGTCAACGCTCCAGCGGTTGTTGCTGATAAATAAACTCTAGAACCAACAACAAATGCAGATGTGTTAAAATTCGATAGATTACCAATTGATAATACTCTTCCGTATGCACCATTAGCAATTGTTTCCATTGCTAAACCAAGTGCTGGAACAGTATTTGATGAATCAGCTTTCGCTAATGCAATTGTCAAAGTATTAGATGTTGGGGAATCTGAACCATTTGCATAAACAGCTTGACCTTTAGTGATTGTGGAGCCTGTTGTATTCCTCGCAATAAAAATAGTATCTCTCAGAATAGTATTAACTGTTCCTGTTTCATCTAGAAAACGAAGTCTAGAAAATCCTTGAGATACATCTAAATAAATATTAGCTTTCGTTGCTGCTGGCGTTGATGGTGTAGAAGTTTGTGTAAGTTGTAAAAATGTAGTTAAGTTTAAAGCATTAAATGTTGGACTAGAAGACGTTGCAATGTCTTGTGGAGTTGCAAATGTTACCGTACCTACACCGTGAGTAACAGTAATTTGATTAGCCGTACCCAATAAAGACTTGTATTCACCCGCTGTTGCACCGGCATTAACACCTAATACTTGATTGGCTGTCCCTAATGATGCAGGCAATTCTGCGTCAATTTTTGCTTTATCTGTTGAACTCATGAATCCATGAGCTAATGATGTTGCTAAAGCGTGTAATGTTGGACTTGTTTGAGCACCATGATTATGAACGTGATCAGAAAGAGCAAAACTTGCAGCGGCCCCTTGAACGTTTGCCGTTCCAATTTGAACTGGAACTCCGCTTGGGATATTATGAACGTGGTCAGACCTAGCGAAACTTGTTGCAACTCCTTCTGCGTTTGATTGATCTGGAGTTTGGGTTACAACGATAGCTGTTGATAATGCATCAGCACCACCTGGGTTATGACGAGATGCGTGAGCTTGAACTGTAATACCGTTAAATGTTGCTCCAGTTACTGCACCAACCGCATTGATGTCACCACCAGCATTGATATTTTTTTCTACACCTAAACCACCTTCGGTTACAATTGCTCCAGTATCTTTATCTGTAGATTGTGTAGTTCCTGAAGAAATTAAATTTACTAAAGTTACAGTGGAAGCTGCAAAATTTCCCGATCCATCTCTTTTTACAATTGTACTTGGAGTATTTACCGCTGTTGCAGCTTGAGTATCATTTACAGATGTTGCAATTTCAAGAGCAGTTTTTCCACCCACTGAGTTAACTGTAGCTGGAACTGATCCTGGACCGCTGGCAGAAACATCTCCAGTTAAATCGGTTATGGCATCAGGTGTCCCAATAGGAACTTCATTACCATCGGAATCTTGAACATATACTACATCATCAGTTTTAGCATAAAGTAAAATAGCTCCAATTGGTGGTGGAGGAGGTGTTGAACTTACTTCATCTAATCTTATCTTTGCCATTTTATTTCCTTAAATTAATACCAATTCTGAATCGCCCAATAAAATAATATCACCCGTTACTAAATCTATATCTGTTCCAATAATTGTGTGCTTATCGGGAATAATAACATCATTTAAAATTTCTCTATTAAACACAAAAGCTTGTGCTCTTATATCCCCAGAATCGCCTAATATAGCTAAACTATTTTGTATCAGTTTTCCAGTTGTTCCATCAAATCTAGTAATTGCATTATCTGTAGAACTAGCTGGACCAAAAACATCTCCACCTTGATTATTCACCAAATCTAGATTGCCGGTTATTGGATTAAATTTAAAAGGCATTTTATACTACCGCCACATTTAAAATTAAACTTTTCGTTGAATCTGTATAATTAACCGTCGCTGTCTGTTGAACTGTTCCAGCAATTCCACCAACTCTAGATGCATAAACTTCTTGGGTTGCGGATGGATATGTTGCTGTTATTGCATCAAATGGTATTGTGAATAATTGAACCGTTTTTACATTTATACTACCATCTGTATTTATTTCAAGTTCATCACCATCACTGTCGTGTATTGCTAAATTATCTCCATCGGCAGCATCTACAGATATAGCTAATGAATTAATAACACTAACATCTAAAGCTGTTTTAGGACCAACGGTTGTGGATGTTAAAAAATTTGTTCCATCTCCCAGTCTAACACTATCAGTTGTATGACTTAAATCAACCGTTATCGACCCAATAGTTACTTCCGCATCCACGCGAATTCTATTGGTGGGTTCGTCATAGATATTTTGTATGACTTGTTGAAAGTCTAGTTTAGTGCCAGCCATTTAACTTACCATGTAGCAGTTGCTACGCGTACCCATGTATCAGTTGCTATACAAACATAAATAAATCCGCTATCCCATGCAATTTGTCCAGTAACTCCTGTTGCAGATGCGCTAGCTGGAGTATGAGTTACAGGGGATACTAAGAATCCGGCTCTAGTTATATAAAAACCATCAGCTCTTGTACTAGAATCTCCACCAATACCAACCGTAAATAAATGATCAGTTGAAGCTGGTGCGCCAGGTGTTCCAACAACTGTATTGAATTGCCCAACGGCTAATTGATCATTAGCGGTTGCTATTGTTCCTTCACCCAATGCGGTTGAATTTGTCCCATCGGCAACTGCTTCTAATCCTTGTGCTAAGGAACTTCCACCATTTGCTTGAGTACTACTACCAAATGTTACAGATCTAAGACCTGATGCAACTGTTAAATTACCAGATGCAAATGAAGAACCCCCAGATGCTATATTATCTAAACCTAAATGAAATGAATTAAGACCAGAAGCAAGACCTGTTACGCCTACGCTTGTTGATCTACCAAATGCAGCAGAGTTGATTCCGGTAGCACTAACTGCTCTACCTGCGGCAAACGACCTATCATTGGATGCGACGGTTTCTGCTCCCAAAGCTGTTGATGCAAATCCTGACGCTAGAGTTAAATTCCCTAAAGCGGTTGACTGGTCTCCAGTTGCTTGATTACCCGCTCCAGCGGCAAATGATTCATCTCCAGAAGCTGTATTGCTAGAACCAACATTCAAAGCATTAATGGAATCGTCAAATGTAAAATTAGAACTTCCAGCGAATGCACCGGAATTATTAAATTGGACTTGATTGCTTGATCCGGCGGCTCCAGTTATAAATGTTCCCCATGATGTATTTGTTCCATTTGTTGTTAATGCTTTGCCTGATTGGGATGTTTGTGTTGGTAAAAAAGCATTTAATGCGGCATTAGCGGTTATTTGTCCAGTTCCACCATTCGAAATTCCTAAAGTTCCAGTGAATGAAATATTAGGAGTGGCTCCACCAGAACTAGCTAAAGGACTAGATGCAGTAACGTTGGTTACTGTTCCTCCACCGCCTGGAGTTTCCCATGAACTTGTTGAACCATTGGTTGAAAGAAATTTTCCAGCTTGTCCAGTTTGATCTGGCAAGGAACCATTTTCAATTGCATCAACTACATCATCTCTAGCTTCGGGAGATCCTAGAGAACTTAATAGTAAATCTTTTGTTTCTTGTGATAATGTTGACATATTTTATCCTTGTGGGGGTAATTGTTGACTTGCCGTTACAGGTAAATCGGAAAAAGGTGGAGGAGGTTGAGGTAAACCTGGTTGACCTATATTTTGAATTCCTGGACCAGAAATTTGTTCACCGGCTTGAGCTTGTCCTTGAACCGGAGACATTTGTTCTGGAATATTATTATCTGCCGATTGTTTATTTGGCATAGGTTGTCCATTATTTGCCGGAGGCATTGGGGCTCCAGGAAATGGAGGTAATTGTTGTTCACCAATCATTTGTAAAATACCAGGGTCAGTTGTTCTCAAGAAGTCAATATGAGCTTGAATGTGATTCAATACATTTTGAACAAGTTCTGGATTTTCTCTCAAATCTGGGTCAGCAAGAACCGATTGATGTTCTTTAATATGCATACTATGCTGATCAAGCATTGTTGCAAGAGGTGATTTACCTTCAAGCATCATTTCATTTTCTTTTTTAATACAAAGAAGTTGGCTAATTTCGCCTTCATAAGCAGCATCTAAACTACCCGTTTTAAGAATTTGAAAATATTGCTCGGGGGTTTTAAGGAGTTTCATCTGAAGAAGTTCATTGGCAATTTCCATACGACCTGCAATTGTTTTCGCAAGAGGATTACCCACATCAACTACAACACGATTAACATCTTTAATCATATCTCCAGTAAATTCTTTTAATTCTGCTCTATTAGATTTACCAACAAGAGCAACCAATTTAGGTGTAGTTGAATATTTCTTAAGAATATTAAGAAGAGCAGTTCCTACATCTTCAATCATTTTTACATAATTTTGTTGCAATCTAGATGTAAATTGTAAAGACATTGATTGAACAAGAGCTAATGCTGTTCCTGTTCTCAAAGAAGCTTCTGGATTACCACGAGATACTGAACTAATACCAGTTAATGTTTCAGCTTCAGATTTAAATAAATCGATTGATTTAAAAATCTCTGTGGGGGTGCTTGTTAAATTTAAAGCTTCTGGTTTTACAGTTCCTTTAACAATGTTCATCCCACCTTCAAGACTTTCAATACTAAGATTAGCACCTTCTGGAACCCAAACATTAGAAACACCGTGAGTTGATTGATTTGTCGCCAAAGTACTATATAATGAATTTAAATTCTCTTGAATGGGATACATATCAAATAAATTTGTATATCCATATGGTGTACCAATAAAATTACCTGGACAGACTCTATAAATAGGGATTTGGTCATAGGGATTTTGCATGTCTAATAAAACAGCTTCTGAATCTAAGAAAAGCATATATCTTCCATCAGGAACTGCTTCAGTTTTCTTGTGGTAAAATTCATACACAGGAACATCATCGGTTTCATCGTTTGTCATTAAATTTAAACGATAACGATAGAGTTCTGTCTTTGTTGGCATTGCTAAAATTTTATCAGTCAATTCTGGATATTTAGCGATAAGATTATGTCTATTTTGATAAGTTCTAACGAGCATCCATTCATGCTTCCAGCTAGATTTTGTTCCATCAAATACAATATCGAATGGAGAGATTGTAGAAAATTCAACTTCTCCTTCATATGTAAAACTTTTTATTTCTTCATTGTAGTCATAAGCTTCGCCAGCAGTTGCATTCCATTCAAGTTTAACAAATCCGGCACCCATGAAGATAGACATTTCTACAGCTTCTTTAAGAACGTCTTCTAGATGTTTCTCTCTCATGTAGTAATCAAGAATACCATTTGCGAGATTCGCCTGAGCTAAAGATTTATAGTCTGTATTAATAGCACGAGCTTCCATTGCTGGACGATTAGCTGTAACCATTACATAGGTATGTTCAGCTAAGTTTCTTAAGTGATTTACAGGAAGAACTGTTAGTTCACCTTGTTCTCCGGTGAATGAGATCTCATGATCGGCACCATCAACGTAGATACCATGATATGCTTTCCACATCATTCTCAGTTTATCTAAATAATTATTTTTCTGTAGATCGTTATAGAAGCTTTCGGCTTTATTTAAAAGAATGCCAGCAACTTCATTACTTTCTTTTACGGCAAAATATTTATTATCCTGGGATGGTTCCATTACTTTTTCCTTTTGATATTAAATATCTGTTTATAGATTTCATTAACATCGCCTTGATTAAACTTATTTACATTAGGAATAAATAGATCTTGTCTATCGATTCCATAATGAGTAGGATATGGATTCTTATTAAAATTAACAGCTCTTACAAAATATTTCAAAGCATCAACTGCGTCATAGTGGCCATGATCGGGGGAACGCGCAAATTTTTCTTTATTTGTGGCACTATTCCATCTAACGTTTTCTAAATGTAATATAAGAGTTTTACATCTAGGATTGATTATGATTTGTTTAGAGTTAAGTAAAGCTCTCATATGATTCAATGCTGAATCTTTATCGTCTTTTTTAGCGGTAGAAAAATATAACTTATTATTACTATATTTTAATATCTCACCAATTGCGATAGGATTAATATCACTAACACGAGAAAGAGGACGTTTAAGTTCGTTAATTTGTTGATCCAACCAAAGCTCATTCTCTTTATTAATAATTTGTTTAGTAAGACTTTCTAAATTATTATCAGGTTTTTGAAAATCCATAATAATTTCATCTTCAATAACAAGTTTAGCATTTCTGAAATCATAATAACCAAAAAGGACTGCGGTTAAATCTTTTCCACCTAAATCCATTGCAACATAATTATCAAAGAAAGGAGGTCTAACCCATTCTTTTACAATATCTTTTTTGAGATCATTATTAAATTCAGGAATAACTGATGTATTTGAATCTTTTACGATTTCATTTAAATATTCTCTACGAAATCTTTCGGGTTCCATCTCATTTATGGCTTCCTCTATCTTTTCAGGAGTCATCAATGGATTGTCGTATATTGTTTTTTCCGTTAAAATCTTTTTAAATTTAGCTTTCTCGATATATTTAAAGAATAAATGATCTAATTGTGTAGGAATTGTACTAGCTAAAACTGTTTTTCCGCCAGTATGAGTGGTTGTTGGAAATAAAACACCATCTATAACATCTTCAAGATCATTACAAAAACCCGATTCATCAACGAGATTTAAATGAGATTTAATACCTCTCATCTTTTCAAAATGCTTATTATCAGTACCAGCCAATTGAATCTGAGATCCATTGGTGAAATAAAATGTAGATTGTTTAACTTTATATTCAGGCTTCAAATCTTGGGGACAATCATGCATAACCTCTTCAAACTTAGGAAGAAGAATATTTTCTGCATGTAACTTTGTATCTGTAACCATTTTAATAACAGAATTAGGTTGACGAATGGCTTGTTCTAAAGCTAATATACAAAGAAGGTATGTCTTACCACTTTGACGAGCTAAAACCCATACAAGACGTGAACGTTCTGGTGAATTATAGAAAATATCATACATTTCTTTTTGAATGGGATGACATTTATAAGAGAGTATACCTCTATACCAGAGTTCCCTTTGAATCTCTTTCTTTGAGAGCGTAGGTTTTTTAATTTCTTTATTTTCAGTGCTCATCATTTGGTTTTACTTGGTTTAATGCAGCAATTAACTCTGCATCGCTTATATTTTTTCTAACCTCGATAGGTTTTGGAGTCTCTTTAATAGCCATTAATATCTTGCTATATATTTCAACGCGTTTTGTTTCTTCTAAAGTTAATTCTCTTTCTTTAGAAATATCTTTTAAACGCCATAGTTGCTCTCTGGCGATAGATTCTTCATCATTTGATGCTAATTCAATCAAAGGACTCTTGTTGGGGTTAATAACAGGAACGGTAGAATCTAGTAATTTCTTTAAATGTTTAACTTCTTCGTTCAACTGTTTATTTTTTTTAGTTAATTCTGTAATGGTTTTTTGTTGAGCTTTAGCAAACGCATGAAGATCAGCATATTCTGTAAATTGTTTAAGGATTTTATCTGTCGCATCGGCCATAATTACTTGGCTCCAATTTGCCTAAATCCACCACTTAATTTAAGACTTGCAACATTTGTTTCAATATTTTTAATAGCTTGTTCATGTTTACTAAGTTCAGCACTTAATTTAGATATGTGTTCTTGAAGATTCTTAATCTTTTTATTTTCAGCTTTATTATCAAAATGAACTGTTAAAACTGCAAGAATAGCACACAATCCAACTTCTGAAAGGGATACATTTCCAGTAATAAGCAATTTAGATGAATAAGCGATTAATAATCCCAAAGGGATATATTTTAAGACCTTTTCCAAGTCAATCTCCTTATTGTTAAAATTTCAAAACAAGAAAAATATTAAAGCGTTAACTGCAATATATGGGCTATGCCCTAATACCCCAAAAGAGGCGACCAGCACTAGCTAAACTTCTCTCTAATACAGTTGTTATTATTTTAAGTTTTTTTATGCATTTAATTACCAACTATATTATGTGAATCCAAATATTTGTCCCATATGTGCATTAAGTTGGCTATTGGAACATCCTACATTAAAAGAATGGAAGAAGTGTGTAACCTGTGGATATTGTTCTAAAATTAATAAAAAAATTGTTTTCATTGTTTCTGAAATCACCCCAGAGGACAGAAATACCAAGCTCTACAAACTCGATAAAAGAAAATAAACGAGAGCTTATAACGCTTATAGATCATTTGACAAGTTCGGGTAAATACCCTGATCGTATGAACTCACCAGAATGTACAGATGAAGTAAAAGATAGTGCAAAATCATTAATAAATCAAGTAAATCAACTACTTAATGAACTTAATGTTGAAAAATGTAAAGTATCTTCAGGATTTAGAACTCAAGAAGCTAATGATACAACAGCTAATGCTGCTAAGAAAAGTAGACATATGACTGGAAATGCTTTAGATATTGAAGATTTAGATGGATCTTTAAAAAAACTAATAACTTTAGATCTTTTAGCTAAATATTCTTTATACTGTGAAGATTTTGAACATACAAAGACATGGCTTCACCTACAAGATATTCCACCGAAGTCAGGTCGTAGAATTTTTATTCCTTAACTCCTGAATATCCTTAGCCTTTTTAAGAATAACCTCTTCTTCAACTGTATCAATTAAGGCTTCTAACTGCTCTTTTGATAGCTGCATTTGCTTATCCAGGGGTATAAAAGCTAGAATAAGCTTATCTAATACCTCAGAATTAACAAATCTAATACGTTTTACTTCAAACATTGAGCCTCAACAATATCTTTAAATTGTTTGTAAACATCGAATTTTGTTCCAGTATATTGTTTATCATCATCCATAAAATGATCGGGATCGTTTATATCTGGATGATCGTAAAAATAATGAGTTAATTCATGAAATATTAAGGATACTCTTTCATCCTCATTTAGCTTATTAAAATGTTTCTCATCTACAACAATTATTACCTTTGTATATAAATTATTGGTAATTTTAGAAGTTCTAGCAACATATTTCTTATCATCAACTTCCCCGAAATTTAAACTAAACCTCCATGGAAGAAATAAAAAATCTTCTTGACATGTACTTTGAGCAATAAATCTATATCTCTCAAGATATGGTTCTAGTCTTTCATCAATTGAATAAAAAGGTGCCACTAAATAAAGAACTATAATACCCAAAATTGAATAATAAACCTTCCTAGTCGTACTCATTTTCACCTATTTCCAGAACGTAGTAACTTCATGTTATTCTTAGCTCTTTCACGATTGCACTGGGGGCATAAACTACCGTTCCAAGTTCCACCCTTTTCATCATGATATTTCTTATTTATATCATCAAATTTACCAACAAGAATGCGCTTTTTAAGTTCACCACATACCTTACATTTTCTATAATCACTCTCCGTCATCTGTAGGAACTCCATAATTTTTATAAATAGTGGTTTTTACAATCTGATTCATCTTTCCAATGAGCCATAAACCACCTAATAAATACCCCACCATAATAACCACTAATAATGCAACTCTCATTGTTCGTCTAATCCTCTTTGATAGTTCTCAATATCCCTTAAATCCATGGCACAATCCGCAACACTATGCCAATCCTCTTCCTCAATCTTTAAACGAAGATAATCGAGCATAATCTTTTTCTTCTCTTCAATACTCATTACCCTTTATTCTCCTCACCGTGTTCATTAAGATATATAACATTCTTAAAAATCTTTTCAACAGGTAAATCATCCACAAGCTTTATAGGCTTTGTCTCAATACTATCCACATATTTCTCAAGATTCAATGCTTTAACCACAGTCTCAGCCCATTGAACCCCACCATGAGACCACACCCTAATGAAGTAACCTCTTCCAAAATACTGTTTTAACAGCTCTACATGCCCTCTATGGACCTTAAACTCACTAGTGGTACCTGAATAAGGGTTTCTAAGTTTTAAATCAACCTGAGCTGGATTATGAGCTGGACTCACAAGAGTTAAATCCACATCAAAACAAACAATATTATCGTTATAATTAACTTCCATTAGTTTACCACATCTCCATTATCTTGAATAACCATAGTTTTCTTTTCAAAATCAATTGTTACAGGGTATACACTAAGCATTGAACTAAGCCACACCATAAGATCATCTAGGGTTGAAACTTCAATCTTAATTTCTTTAGGAGCATCATCACTCTGCCTTAAGAGTCTCTCATATTCTTCTAATTCAATCCAACGTGATTGTTGTTCTAATGTAGTCATTGTATGTACTTCTTCAGGGGTGAGTAAAGCTCCAAAACCTGAAGCTCTTCTGAGTCTAAAGGTCATAATTTCACCTTAATTTCATGTAATTTTTTAATTATTCTCAATATTAATATTGTAGGAATAAAAAATCCACCAATGAAAAACATACATAAAACATCTAATAAACTAACAGATCTCACTTTCTTGGTTTCCCAATATGTTAAACCAATCCCAGAAATGATCCAATAGACAATTAATAATAACACATCAATCCTATTAAAAAAATAATAATTGAATACATTTTAAAGTTAGGGCAACTAAAAGAATTATTAAACTCCAACCCACTATATTTTCAAATAAACCTAAAGTGTTTTTCTTCATAATCCACGACCTTCTACAGAATTAACAATTTCTTCAGGGGTTCTATGGCATTTAGAACATCTTAATCTATTACCCACATATTCCCATGTATGTAAAGGACATATATTATTAACTGAACTATAAACATTTGTATTTACAGGAAGAATCCAATTAAGGATAGGAACAACAATGAATATTAGAGCAATAATAACAAGTAATCCGAATAGCATATAAAGAATATACCACTCTTATAGAAACTTGTCAACTAGTTTTCACTTGTGTAGAAATAAATTTATAGAAATGCTTACCCTTAGAATCTGTATAATCATACTCATATATCTCTATATCAAATACAGCATGGTAGTCAAAGGGTTTATCACGATCCTGTATAGCATGATGATAAATTGTTGTAGGAGGAAACTCATACAACCAATCTCTTAACATCGTAATAACATTATCCTTTACCAGATATAAAAGGATCTTAGAACTTTGTGTCATCGAAGAATCATGTTTCTTCTCACCCTTTATAAACCTAAGATGCTTTCTACGCTGTTTCACTATATAAGCTTTGTATTTACAATAAAAGGATCTAATTATGACAAGACATAGAAGAGCTATAGAACCTAAGATTATACCACCATAAAGAATAATACAGACAATATAACCTAAAGGCATGTTTCTATACTCGAATAAACGGTTTCTGGCCAGAGTTATCAAATTGCATTCAATCGAGTATTCTTGGACAGAATTAACTCTTTATTTTGTTGTAAATTTATTAAATTATACGTTAATTTTTTGAATGCGAGTTAACGCCAACTCTTATATACATAGTTGTTAAATCTTAAATCAGATTTTTGAAGAATTTTTTACTCAAATCGTTTATAGCGTATATGGGAGAAATTATTTTTAAATTATTTATTATTGAAGCAAATTCTTCAGCTTCAGGCATATTATTGAATACTCCAACCACTATATTTGTATAATATGTACTCTTCAGAGTTACATATACAAGACTCTTCTTTATCTTAATAACAACCTTATATTTAGAAACTTGATTCTCGGCATATAGAGTATACCCCAATTCCTTGTAATATTCAACCCAATATTGATATTTCAATGATATATCAGATCTATCATCCTCTATTGTTTCTATAAATTCAAATTCAAGTTTATTACAATCCAATTGCATGTTTCTATAATTATGAACCCCACTACATAACATACCAATATGTCTTGTAACAGATCTTAATAAATCAATACTCCATGTAATATACAACCTCTTATCTTCTTTATTAATGAAGCAATAAAGACCCATACGAGGTAGGTTATACAAGACTGTAAATAAGTTTACCATCTAATACAGTTGTTAATAAAGCTGCATCTTACAACGCTTTACAATATCTTTAAAAATAGAAACAAATACAAAAGGTTAAATCTATTGTAAAGGTCTAATAGACAAGCTATTAGAGTTATTAGATGCAATATATTGGAGATAATAAACTATGTTTCTATAATAAAAATCATGTAAGTATTTGTATTGACTGAGCATTAAGGGCAACACGTACTACGGTCCCTCTACCCCCCTCTACCTTATAGCTGATTTTGACGAGCTGTTTGAACAGAGGGTCGTTGATGAGTTTACTTCTTCTCTCTCTATCTCTACTATCCTATCTCTATTATCTATTCTCTTGCCTATTCTCTTGGTATACAGCATATGCTATACAGCTTAAGGGAATGGACGACAGCATTACCTAAGACCTTTTACATACATGCAAATTGCACCTGTCTACATTTTTGACAGTGTATAGAAGTTTGACAGTGTAGTGATTTCACACACTTAAAGAGTTTCTGTATATTCTTTTGACAGTGGCGAACTTTTTTACAGATGTGATTTCAGCTACTTAGCACTTGGCACAGCGTCTGCAATACTGGTTTGCAAGCGACGCAATTGTAGAACGTAGCCTCTGTCGTAGACGGCACCGCGATGTAACCAGTGCTTGTCTTGTTTCACCTAGAGGTTGTGCTTGAAGTGAGCAAGACTGTAAGTCATTGAGGGCGAGAAGCTAGTCGAAAGGTTGAGAGCTAACCTGTCTATGGCATGGGAAGAGTGAACACTCACGAGTACCATTAAGACCTAACAGCGTTAGATTAAATACCAAGTGGTCTCAATCTTATACCCTGTACTGAAGTCCTTTCGAGGATTGTATAGAAAATATGGTATTATAGCCGCTGAGAACAACGCACATGAGAACAACCCGAGCGATAAGACCCATGTCAAAGTTAGGGCTTATGTGAAATAAACTCAGTGAATTGCTATTGCTAACGTGTCTCGCGTTAGCAAGTGAATAGAAGACGAAACAGGGAAATACTGTCAAAAGTATTCCCTGTAGCGTAGTTATTTCACTACGCCTGATGAGTCTAATATTGTAAAGGAGAAATACAATGGAAAATCAAGAGAAGTTAAATTCTATTCAAGCTCAAATTGAGGCTCTTAAAGCTGAAGCTAAAGCTTTAAAGCCGAAAAAAGAGCATACTCTCTCATTCAAAGTGAATGAGAAAGGTACAATTTCTGTATATGGATTGCAGAAATTTCCAGTGAGTTTGTATCCCACACAATGGGAAAAACTCTTTAAAACTATGCCTGAACTCATGAAGATTGTTCAGCCTTTAATTGACGCTGCTAAAGCTGCTGAAGAAGTTAAAACAGCCTAATTCGACCTACCCTTCCCCTTACCCCTACCCTTAAGGTCGAAACGCTGTAGTGAGCCTATTACAGCGTCTGAGAGTGTATCTTTCACTGAGGAGACCATAAGATGATGACATATGATCGTGCTAGAGAGTTGTATAACTCTGCTAGAAATAAAGCTAAAGGAAAGCCTATAGGAAATAATCTTAGGCTTGTTAAAGTTTGTATGGTTGATAAGTATTACGAGCAAGAGGATGTAGTGATTACATTGCCTGTATATGGGATTGTTTATCACGACACTGTAATTGTAAAGATATATCCTTGTGATGCACCGTTTAATGAATATAGGATATATAATGGTGGATGGTTCTCAATAACAACAAAGAAGAATATTAATAAGTTTATACCCTATACTGTTGTTCAACGAAAGGGTGAATGGTTTGTTCAAGTTGAAGGTAATCTTAAACCGTTTGTTGAAGGTTTAAAGTTGAGGATAAAATTAAATGTATTTCTGGCACCTATTGTTTAACTAATAGCGAAACTTACTCAGTTAGAGATATTAATAAACAACTAATTAAAATAAGATGTGATGATGGGTGTTTCGACTGGTTTAATATAAAAAGATTCATTAAAGTAAATGAATCATTAACAGAATCAGATATGTTAGACAATATACAACGCAATGTAAAGGATGATGTATGATAACAGTAAAACTTAATGATGTTGCTTATCTATCGCGTATCACTACTATTGATAGATATGGTAAGGAAAAATGTGGACCCTTAATTCACACCTTCACAAAGTCTATGGCTAATGTTTATAGAGATGAGTTTGAAGCAATGAAAGATGTACAGACCTTTAAGAATTGGGTTAAGAAAGAATTTAAATTTGAATTAATTAAGGGGTAGTAATATGAGTTGCAAAGTATATAGCTTAGATGTATTCCGTCGAACAAAGAATAAACAATCATCCCTTATAACTTTAGCATCTAATAATATAGTTAACAATACAGACTTTAACTTTCAATCTATTATAGATATGTTATCATCTATATTTGGCAACGATCAACCCGAAGGTGGAGTTATATACAATGACCCGGTAGAAGAAAATTATATTGATGCTTATGGTAGAGGTTGTATTCATAATTCTATATTTCAATACCACCCTAAAGAAGGTTCAAACGAACCTTGGAATAGACCAATGCCATTTCCTAGTGATATAAATAAGATATATAAAGCCATTGAAAAGAATAAGGGTAAGACAATGTACTTAGGGTATAAGTCAGACCCTCTTATGTGGATGGATGATAGGTATAAGATAACAAAAGAAATTATAAGATATGCAACATTATACAATGTTATTCTCATCATTAATACAATGAGTGATCTATGTGCTTATGATGATTACATTCACTTAATAAAAGAAGGTAAACATATTATTAATATGAACATGAGCTTGAATGATGGGAATGAAGAATTAGAACGACGTCTAAGCCCTGGTGCTCCAAGTTTATTACGTCGTAATAAAGCAATTGAGAAGTTAAGAGTTAATGGTGTTGAAGTTACAATACAAGAGTTTAAAACAATTGAAATAAAGCATAAGCGATTTGCATTAGCTATGGGTGGTAATGTTGGAGATGTCATTAAGAGTGGAGATAAGAATATTATATCCTCTATAACGCAATGGAACTAGAGTTCTAGTCCCTAGCGTTTAAGGTGTGTAAGAGTTAGGAGAGATTATGAAAAAAGATGTAGCAATGAAGTGGGTTAAAGAATTAAGATCGGGTAAATATAAACAAGCAA